CTGGCATCCGCACACACCTCCGCAAAAGGCTCAGTAGCCGAGGCTTAATACTGCTTTAGGATATGGTGTAGAGTAGGCTCCGCCCTGTGGCGTCGCCCGGCCCAAGGCCGCTGTCCAGGAACTCGCCGTACACCGTGCCGGAGCAGTCGAAGATATCGGTGACGGAGATGGTCACGTTCTCGTTGACCGCCGCCGTCTCGATGACGTACCCCGTGGTGTAGTTGCTAATCCAGCACCCCTCGTAGACCGTGGCCACTGCGTAGAGGCCAGGGTTGCCGAGGTTGTTGAACCCGCCCTCGTTGGGGATGTCGGCCTTGGTCAGGTCCGGCGTCCCGCCGCCCGTGCCGGCCGCATTGCCGGGGTCGGTGGAGGCTAGCTGGCTGAAGACAATCTCGGTCTTGATGTCGAACGGCCACCTGTGGTGACGGATGGAGCGGACGCCGCCCGAGACCCCGGCCTTGTAGCCGAGGACCTGCATGATGTTGGCAAGGTAGAGGCATGTGCGCTGGATGGTGATGCTCAGCGGCTCAGTGACGCCGGGCACCAGCTCGGCGACCTGGTCGCCGTACCCGAGCCCACGCACCGCCTCGACCGTCCTGGTCTCGGAGATGTTGAACTGGGACGTCACCCCGAGCTTCACGAACTTGCCGACGCCGACGACATCGGTGAAAATCTTGAAGCGGGACGAGATGACCGACTCTGTCTGGGGGCTCGCCCCCTGCTCGTAGATGTCCTTTTTGTTACTCGCCTTACGGCGGGGCTGGTCGTTTCCGCCAGCCTCTCATGGTTCGTTTCCCATGAGGAGCGGACTATTGCATCACCTCTCGGTGCCCTCTCGCTTAGTCTCTCAGGCTGCCTTCCGGCTTGCCCCTCGTTGGCGTCTCAGCTTCCGAGTCAATCAGAGAGGGTTTATTGTGGCCAAGCTGTTTAGCCACCCTGTGCCATGTTGTTCTCTGCCTCCTAAGCCGCCAAGGCGGCACGTTCATTTGAAGGGGTAGGAAGTTGTTCCTTATAGAAACACTGCACGGGCTTAGGGTCGATAAACCTCCGTCCCCACCTTGAGGCTGCCCCCTTCCTTCCCAGCCAGCTAATGTACTCAGGGGTAAAATTTGCCGCCATCCTCCTAAGGTTGGCTGCGGTCCCCTCTGATGCTGGCCGATTCTTAAGGGCAGCGGAAATCCTATCCTTCTGGGCCTGTGGCATGGAATGGCCCCTCAGCCTTGCTGCTCTTTTGTCAACCCACTCTTTCGGCTGCTTTTTCCCCCTTCTTTCCTCAGACATCAATCTCTTAGTAGCCTCAGAGTGAGTCCTACCTGACATAGAACTCCCGGCTACCTTAGCGATGTTATACCCTGAATTTACTGCATCAAGGGCATCTATCGTTGCCTGTTCAAGGGGGAATAGGCTGTACCTTGGGCAATACACAACTACCTCGAACTTAAAGGCTTCTGCCCCGTGTTTATCCCAAGCATTTTGTAGCTTGGGATTATCATGCATGCCCCTTGTTAGCTGCTTTATGTGGCGTGCCCACCTTGTCTTGATAGATGATGCGCTTCCCACGTAGACCTTCTGGTTTACGGTGTTACGGATTAGGTACACACCACAGTCCATTGGCTTTACTCGGCTCCGGCCAGCACCAGGCTGTCCAGCAGGCCTCCCTTCTTCTTCGCCTTCCCCTTCGCCTCGACGGCGTCGGCCTCGGCCTTCTCCTGCATGTCCTGCTTTCCCAGCACCTTGGCGGCATTGCCAAGCAGGCCGTATGCCCGGTATATCGCCTCTACCGCCTCCCGGACAGGCCTGGAGTCGTTGGCGTCGCATATCTCCTTGGCGTCCAGGTACATCTCCTTGAGGCGGTCGGCCAGGGCCTCGACCTTCTTGAGCGCCGTGCTGGCCTTCATGGGGTCCGAGGCTGCTTTCTTTTCCTCGACTGGTGAGCCGCCAGCATTCCCCTTGGTCCGGCATGTCGGGCAGTACTTCTGCCAGAAGCTACGCAGTGTCTTCGTGTCCCGTGACTCAGGCTTGGACTTGTCGAACTGCTTGCCGCAATCACGTGCGATGCAAGTAGACTCATTGGCACCAAGTTTCTCCGGCAAGGTGGTCTCGGGGCGGTCCAGCTTAGCAGGCCTCTCGTCAACCTTGCCGTGGGCCTCCTCGACCTCCGGGGTCCTTCCCCCGGACTCCTCGATGTCCCCGGTCTGCTCATGGACGTTAATCCACCAGCTCCCCTCGGCGGCGGCGTCCTTGCGGACGGCGACCACCTCGAAACTGCTCCCCTCCTTCTTCTTGTTGTGGATGCTCCAGGCGACGGCATAGGGCTCGTCGATGCTGGGGTCGTCCTTGAGCTCGTGCATCGTCTTCTCGCTGATGTCCGGGGGGGTCACGGCCTCCTTCTCGAAGGAGGCGACGTTCAGCCCCCCTAGGCAGAAGCGCTCCATGTTGGGTGCCATATCATTGCCGCCGTTGCCGCAATCGCACGACTGTCCTTCCTCGACATCGCTGCCGCACTCCGGGCACTCGTAATAGCGTACCCAGTCCTGGCGCTCCTCATCCCAGGTCTTGCTCTCGTTCGGGCACCCGGTCTCATGGCAAGGGATACCGTTGATATTGAGCATCTCGCACTGGTTGCAGCCAGGGTTGCCTGCCAGTGTCCGCCCTACGGAGCCGCCTGCCTTGGCCGATGCCGCCCTGGGGGCGGCAGGTGCGGTGGCGGGTGCCTCAGGCTCGGCGGGGCGGCCCTTGAGGAGCTCTGTCGCCTTCTCGATGACCGCCAGCAGGGCCTTGTCGTTCAGCAGGTCGTTGACGCCGCTGAGGGCCTTTATCATCTTGGCGAGCCCCTCGCTGGATATCTGGGTAAGGTCAACGGCCCCGCTGCCGTGCTGGGCAGGGGGAGGGGCGGGGGCCGGTGCCGCTGGCATGGCGGCCGGGGGAGCGCCTGGGGCAAGGGGCTGGGCGGCCTTGGACTTGGCTGCCAGCCGGGGGACCTCTGCGGCCTCCGGTGCCTTGGCGTCCGTGCCCTCCCGGTCGGTGACCCAGGGGTCGGCCCCTGCGGATGCCAGGGCTGCCTTCTTGCGGCGGGCTATCAGGTTCGACTTCATCTTGGCTCCTCTAAATGTCCACTGGCGTCAGGGGTCCCGGAAGCGGCTGGTTCCTGAGCGCCGTCAGGGCCGCAGTAATCTCGTTGACCATCGCCGAGTACCAGATGTCCAGTGCGGCCGCCGGATAGAGGGTGATGCAGTCCAGGGGCCCCTGCATGGGGGCAGGGGAGTTGGGGTTGCACCACGGCGTATAGGAGTGTACCGGGCTGCCCACCGGGGCCGGGGTGGACGGGAGCGATGTCATGAACCTCACGGTGTTCGATGACATCTTGGTCGTAATCCCCACGTAGAACTCGCTGGTGGGGAAGGTAAAGCTGAAGACGGCCGGGGGGCTGGCCTCCGGGACCGGGCCCGTGAAGGTGCCGTTCCCCACCAGGGATACCTGCGGGTCCCCGTATGCCGCAATCAGGGCCTTGTCCGACATGTCCGTGGTGTCGCCGATGAACAAGGCCTGGAGGCGGACGCTGATGACGCCGTTTGCCTGGGTCACGACCGGGTTTATCTGCATTCTGCCGCCTTGTCGCTATGGGGGGAAGGGTGCTGCCCCCTCCCCCCACGTCTTTCCCCCTTACAGGGTCGTGGTCACGGTGAAGGTGACCGAGATGTAGAGCAGGCTGAACATCGGCTTGAACGTGACGGTCACGTCCACCGTGGTCGGGTCTGTCGGGTCCTGGACCACGGTAAGGTTCTTGTAGCCGGTGATTATCTCGTTGTTCACGAGGGATACCAGCCTGGCGTTGCAGACCACCTGGATGTCCGTGGTCAGCCCGTCCACCAGCTTGCGGCCGATGAACTGCTGGAGGTCCGCCCTGAACTGCTGGCAGACATAGTCGGTGACCGTGGTGCAGGTGGGCTCCGAGGTGATGGGGTTGCTCGGGTCCGTGGACTTGTAGTGGCGGATGTAGAGCGCCCCGTTGTTGTTGGTCAGGCAGATGAGCCCGTTCGATGCCATCAGGTTCATGGTGGTGTCGTCGTACTGCACGAGCAGCCTGCTGAACCCGACTAGGCTCTGGTTGGTCAGGGTGGTGGCCACGTCGTTGGCCGGGTTGGTGTTGAGCCCCGCCATGGCGGCCGCCATGAACTCGCCGGACACGGCGTACTCAAGCTGGATGCCGCTCTGGGAGTCCGTTATGAGTATCCCTGCCGCAGGCATGCCGATGGCCATCATCCTGGCGTTCTTGAGGGACACGGCGTTGGCGCTGGCCTGGGCCGAGGTGGTGTTGCTGGCATAGCCCACGAACCCGATGGCCTCCCCCTTGTTCCTCACGTTCGCCTGGGTGATAAGGAAGCGGCTGAGGAACTGGTGGACCGAGGTGCTGGTGCTCAGCGGGACGACGACGTTGGCCTTCTGGGTGGTGCCGGGGAGGGCCGTGGTGAGCGTCTGGATGGCCGCCTCGAAGCTGGCGTCGGTGGCGGTGTTGAGCCCTGGCTGCTTCGGGACCTGGATGCACCCGAACTGCTGCGCCCCGTTCTGGGTCATGAGCTGCACGCCCAGGGACAGGCGGTTGACGGCGGTAGGCTGCCCGTAGGCGGCATAGGCGTCGCTGGCGCTGTCGTACAGGGTGATGGCCATGTCGGCGGGCGTCTTCGTGGTCTGGAAGGAGATGTAGTAGTACTCGCCGATGGCCGGCTGGTTGCCGGACTTGTTGAACGTGTCGATGATTGCCGTGTCGCCGCTGTTGGCACCGAAGGTGGTGACTACCTCCGTGTTGAGCCCGGCGATGCAGATAAGGTTGTTGTACTGGGCGAGCGAGAACAGGAAGTATGTGGTCCCCGTGTAGCGGGCGGTCTCGCTGCTGACCTGGAACACCAGGGTGTCGCCCGGCTCGAAGTTGTACTGGGGGTCCGGGAGGCTCTGCCACCCGTAGTCCAGGGCGTCCTGCGGGCCGACGATGGTGAACTTGAGGGCAGTGTTCTCGTCGATGTAGGTCTGGTCGAGGTAGCCCTCGCCGCTGGACCCCTTGGGGTCGGAGGAGGTGACAAGGTAGCGGAGGGAGTACGGCTCGGGGGCAGACGGGTCAACGCCGCCGTCCAGGTGGATGGCCGCCGCCGTGCTGATGGAGCCCACGGTGACAAGCTGGGCAAGGACGGTGCCGAAGGTAGTGACGATGCCCGCCCCGGCCAGGGTGAGGACCTGGGTGGTGGTGGTGACACCGTTGAATACAATGGCATTGCCTGTGACCACGACGCCGTAGGCCCCTGTAGTGTTGAAGGCCACGCTGATGGCGTTGCCGCCGACTCCGGGCGTGGTGCAGAAGAACAGGATGCCCTGGGTCGTGAGGTAGGACTGGGCCCCTGGGTTCACGTCACGGGTATACCCGTCGTCCTGGAAGGTCAGGGTGACGGTCTCGTCCACCCCGCCAGGGGCAGCGTACAGGTCAGGGTGCCCAGGCTCGTAGGGCCAGACGATGCCGGTCTGGGCGAACTCGCCGGACTCGTGGACGCTGCTGGCCTCGGGGTCGAACGAGGCGACCGGGAGCACCCTCCCGACCTCGTCCTGGATGGTGTAGGTCCCCTGCCCCGAGATGCCGGGGGTGGCGACCGTGACCGTATAGCTGTGGTCGTTCAGGGTGTTGCGCCAGTAGGAGGCATAGACGTTCTGGCCGAGGAGGGGGGCCTTGTAGAGGGTGAACTGCCCCGTGCTGCCGGAGAGGGCGATGACCCGCTCGGACTCGCCGGGCAGGTAGCTCTCCAGGGCCTCCACGGGGTTGATGCCGACGTAGACCTGTATCTTGGTCGGGTCGTCGGTGACGGTGCCGGGGCCGTTGCCCTGGCCGGTGCCGTCAGTCGGGGTGTCCGGGAGCACGAAGACCAGGTTCGTGCCGTTGGAGCTGTTGGCGCATGGCCTCAGCCACACCCTCTCGTCCACCAGGGTGGTGTTTATCTGGGTGGGGCCGAAGGGGGTATAGCCGGTGGTGGAGGTGCCGACAGTCGTCTGCGAGCTGGCCCCCCAGTTGATGGTGTCGTTGCCGCTGGAGTCCTTGCCGAGGGTATAGTCCGTGTCCTGGACGAAGTCCATGCGGTTGGGGCCGAGCCCGACCTCCACGATGGAGGTGACGTTGCTGGCCGGGATGACGTCATAGGTGTTCTGGTAGCGGTTGGTATAGTAGGAGAAGGTCAGCGTGCTGCCGCCCGGAACGCCGCTGGCAAGGGTAATCAGGCCATGCTGGCCGTCTACGGCGGCGACCTGGACCTTGATGCCGTTGACCTTTGCCGTCACGTTCGCCGGGTTGGTGGTGACCACGCCCCCGCCCGAGCCGTCCACGATGGGGACGTTCTGGACCTTGAACACCGTGTTGCTGTTGGGGCCGAACCCTCCCTGGAGCTGGTAGAAGGCCGGGTACATGTCGTTCAGGACCGGGGGGGAGCCCGCCAGGACCGGAGCCTGGGCCGTCAGGGTGCCTGCGTCCAGGGTCGGGATGTTCATCTGGAGGAGGCTGTAGAAGTCCGTGAGGGTACGCTTGCCGCCCCCTACCTCGGCGATGTCAAAGGAGATGGCGTCCGTGCCTGCCCCGCTGATGGCCTGGGTGTCGAGCACGCCCGTCCCCGGAGGGGAGGTCAGGGTATCGTCAGAGACCGTTATCGTGACCTTGCTGCCGGTCACGCCGGGGAGGGAGACGCTGACGGGCACATAGTTGCCGTTGAGGTCGTAGACCTGCCATGCGGCAAAGGTGGGCACCTGGTCGGAGTCGTCCTCGTCGGAGATGGGGGTGTCGGTGCGCAGGAAGTAGTAGGTAATCTCGACGTTGTCGCCGGGCGTCATAAGCTCCTGCGTATAGAAGACGCCGGTCTCCCCGTTGAGGGAGATTACGGTGAGCGGGATGCCGTTGTCGGTGACCTGGATGTATGCCGGGTTATTGGTCACGGCGGACGTCCCTGGCCCCGAGCCGCCGCCGTTGCCCCCCACCACCACCGGGAAGTAGGTGGTATAGGCCTCGTTGGTAATCTCGGTAATCTGGTCCGAGATGTTCTCGTTCACCACCAAGGGCTGGGCCACGGCGCTGGAGCCACGGAAGAGCTCGACGTTGTCCTGCTCGAAGTACTCCTGGCCCTCCCCGATTATGACAGGGATGCGGGCGTTCCCGAAGAGCGGTATGCCTGCCCCGCTGATGACGACCGAGGTGTAGACCCCTGGGGGTGCGTAGGAACCGAAAAGTGCCATGACCAGTTCTCCTTGGCGGCAGGGTGCCGCCTGAATCTTCTCTCTAATAGGGGGGTGAAAGTCAGTTTTCCTGCCCCGCCCCCACCGGTATGACTATCGTGTCCTGGGCCTTAGGGGGTATCTCCAGCCCCCGGAGCCTTGCCCCAGGGACGGCCCGCCAGTCCTCGTGGGTGGTGGCCGAGAGCGGCCTTGCCCCCGCCTCCTGCCGTACCTTGTCCCTCTTCTCCTGCCGGGCCCTAATCCTCGCCCAGCGCCTCTCGGCGTCCGCCCCTACCTTGACGTCGAAGGCTGCGTTGGACATGCCCTCCGTGCCCAGGGAGGGTGCCCCCTGTAGCTGGTGGACGCACGCCCCGCCGCATGCCGGGCAGGGCCGGTCCTCGAAGGTAGCGGTCGCCATCGGCATGAGCGCCTCCAGGACCACGCTGCACTTGCTGCACCTGAACGTATAGACTGCCATCCTGCTTCCTCCCCCTGCCCTCGGGGCAGGGCCGCCTCTGCCGCAAGGCCGCCCCTACTAGAGGCAGGCAGAAGTCATGTTTTGGCTACCGTTATCCTATGCAGGGAGCAGCAATGGAGACCGTGACGCAGGGAAAGAAGCTAGGCCCGGGGGACCTCAGCATCCTGGTAAGGGACTCGAACGGGGCGCTCATAGACCCCGCCATCATAGCCTATTCCATATTCCAGGTCACCGACAAGGTGCCCCTGGCGGGGCAGCGGGCATACGACTACGACCTGGAGCAGCCCAACCATATGCTGGTGCTGCCGGAGAAGGACCTCGTCCTGGCCAGCCCGCCCAAGATGGTGCCCTGCCGGTCCTCCCAGGGGGCGTACTTCGTCCCCATGGTGGTGCCCACCCTCTGGCGGGGCATATTCCGCCTGGTGTGGTATATCGTGCAGTACCCCGGCCAGCCGGAGAACCGGGTGTTCGAGGACTTCATCGTCCAGGCCATCGACCCGGCAAGCTCCTCCTTCGAGGCACCCAGCGCCATCATCGCCCAGCGGCCGGCGACGACCAACAAGTACGCCCCGGCCATCATGTACGTCCGGGAGCTGCTGTCCGACACCAACCCGGACAGGAACTACCACTTCCGCCCCCCCACGCCCGGCAGGGTGGTGGCAGGGTACACGACCAGGGTGGGGTACATCTGGCTTGACCCTACCATACTGAGGATGCTGGACATCGCCATCGCCAAGCTCAATACCTGGAACCCCAAGAACCTGACGGGCTACACCCTGGAGAACGTGCCGAGGGACTGGGGGAAGTGCGCAGCGGTAGGGGCGGCGTCATCCTGCCTGACCGCCGAGGGCGCAAGGTGGGCGGCGGACGAGTTCAGCTACTCGCTGAACGGGGTCTCGCTGGACATCAACAAGTCCCAGCTCTACCAGAGCCTAGCGCAGAGCTACCAGCAGGAGTTCCAGGAGTGGGCACCGCTCATCACGGCCATCAGGCCCTACAGCGCCGGGCTCAGGCAGCAGAGGTGGCTACTAGGATAAATGCTTTGTTTTCAATGAAATACAAGCGTCGTCCTCAGTCCGCCAACACCGTAAAGGCAACCTGTCATCCAGACAGACCACATCATTCAGGGGGACTATGCCGACCCTGCGTCTATATGGACGACTGCATTGACCGGCTAAGGTCCGCCGCCGCTTACCTGGAGTCTTATCTGGAGGTAGCATCAAAAGAATAGTTTTTTTGAGGCACACACAGACGGCCTACAACATAGAGCCCATCCGGCTCCGTGGGGCCCTGGACATCCCCCTGTCCCCGGAGGGGTTCGCCCAGATACCCGCCGTAGTGAGCAGCATCAAGTCCAAGTTCTGCTGCATCAGGCAGGTGTACAGCAGCCCCCTGGAGAGGGCGTCCATCCTTGCCACTACCGTGGCGCACGAGTACGGCATAAAGGTAGAGAAGCTGGAGGGGCTCAGGAGCCGTGACTACGGCATCCTGAACGCCAAGCCGGTGTCGGAGGTCAGGGACGTGCTGGGGATACTCGCCACGGGGGCGGGCAGGGACCTGTCCCCCAAGGGCGGGGAGTCCATGAACGCCTTCCTGGAGAGGCTGACGGAGGGCATAAAGAAGGTCATCTACGATGCCCCGGAGGAGGGGCATGTGGTGGTATGCACCCACCTTGTCAATATCATGCTGGGGACAAGGTGGCTGTTCTCCGGGCTGCCGGAGGTAGCGGACTTCCAGTTCACCTACGGCGAGGAGGAGGAGGTGCTGCCGGGGGATTGGGTAGAGGTCAAGCGAGACTGGGTGAGGGCATAGGGGGGAACCTTGGCCAGCATCTCGGGGCGGAGCTGCCCCGTGCTCGGGTCGTATATCTCCTCGTAGCTGCGGCAGCGGACGCCGTGCCGCTGGCAGGCAGCGAACAGGATATAGTCGGGCAGGTCCTTGCACATCAGATAACCCCTTTCCTCTCAAGGAAAACGTTCAGCAGGCCCAGCACGAGCCCGAGGGCCATGGCCAGCACGAACCCCAGCTCCATCGCCTGCGTGACGGTCACGTCCCCCCTTGCGACCAGCCTGAGTATCAGCAGGACGATGGCACAGGTGCCGCTTATGACCACGGCAGCGTGGAACGCAAGCCTTCTGAGCAGCTTTGTCAGGGGCATGGGACGGGCCTCCTCTTATGCCGGAACCTTCCATAGGACTACTACCATGATACGCCTACTCCTCGGTTAGCTGCCCTATGCGGCAGTCGATGGCCCCCTTGTCGTCCCGCTTGCGGACAAGGTGGGGCTCCCTGATATGCAGGTCCCTGGTGGCGCACAGGTAGCGCACCGTCACGACCTCGCCAGCCTGGGCCTTGAACTTGTTCCTGAGGCTTACCCCGGATATCTCGTGCAGGGTGCCGTCCTCCCTGTACAGCCCTATGCGGACGCTGTCCTTGCCGTCCGGGGAGGGGCCTATGACCACGGCGTCGCACTCCTTGACGAACTTGAGCTTGAAGTGCTGGCAGGCGTCCCCTTCCTGATAGGGCTTCCTCATGTCACGCACGACCACGCCCTCTGCCCTGGTGCTGATAAGCCACTCCAGGAAGGCCAGCTTGGCCTCCGTCCCCAGGACGGTGCCGATGACCTCTATCCCTGGCCCCGCATGGTCGAACGCCTGGTGGGCGATAGGCTCACGGCTGCTGTAGGGCAGGACCCTAAGGCTGGAGCCCAGGAGGCTGACGACGTCCAGGACTACGAGCCGCTTGCCCACCCGCTCCGTGTCGATATAGAAGTCCGGGATGCCGCTTGCCAGGAGGGCGCTCTGCAAGGAGGGGGGGAGGGGGTGCGTGGGCTCCCCCTCCCGGTTGAAGGTCCTTATGGTGCTGCCGTGCTTCTCGACCTGCGTACGGTGCCCGTCGTGCTTCTGCTGGAAGCCGTAGTTGTCGTCCCTGGCAAGGGCCATCAGCCTCGGTATGCCTATCGGAGTGAGAAGCTCTGCCCTCATACGGCTCCTTAGTTGATGGCGAACTTGGCGGCGGTGCTGGCCTCGGCAGCCTCGGCGGCCTTCTCGGCGATAAGCTGCTCGGCGACGGCGACAGGCTGCCCCGCCTGCTTTGCCTTGGCGGCGTTGATGGACGCCTGGAGGGCTGCCATCAGGTCAACCGCCACGGCGGAGGGGGCCTGCTTCTCGACCACGGGCGCTGCCGTGCCGCCCTGCTTGGCGGCGATAAGCCCACGCAGGTTGCTGGCGTAGGTGTCGGGGAACTCCTCGGTGTCGAACCTGCCCGTCAGGGCGTCGGCTAGCTGCGAGAAGAGGCTGTCCTCCTGCTGGCTCAGGGCGACCGCAGGGAACTTGTCGCACGCACGGACCTCGTGCTCACGGCGGATGTAGTTGGCGATGATGCCGTCCTTGCCGTAGGGGCGGAGGACCAGCATGTACTCCTGCCCACGCTGGACGTTCATGGCGAGGGCGACCAGCCCCTTATTGAGCATCTTGCGCAGCCCGACATAGAACTTCTCGGCACCCTTGTCGGGCCCCAGGAACTCGGATGCGCCGTCGAAGTAGATCGGGTCCACGTCACGGGAGGGGACAAGGCGGAGGACCTGCATCTCGCCCTCGGAGCGGACCATGCAGGACTTCTTCTCGTCGTCGGTGATGATGGTAAAGGTCCCGTCGCCGTTGGGGATGCCCTTCTGGATGCTCTCCTTGGGGACATCGACGCCGCACACGGAGCACTTCATGCTGCCCTGCTTTAGCTGCGAGTACTCCACCGTGCCGTCGTCGGAGGCGGCAGCGCACTGGTGTACCATGTTGGACTTGAAGCCCTCCGTGGGGTCGTTGGTGGCCTTGTAGAGCTTTGCCTTGAAGGCAAGGCCGGGGGCGACCGAGATGGTGCCGGTCCACGTCGCCTTGCTGACATAGACCTTCTCCACGGGGGCGGCCTGGGGGGCATTGGCGGGCTGCGGCCTCAGCGCAGCGCTGAGCTGGCTGGCGATGTCCGCTACGGTGGGCTTTGCTTTTGCCATGATCTTCTCTCCCTCCACGTATAATATACATCAGGATACACCTGTCCCGGCAGGATTCTGCGGGGCGAGAGGACTACCCGCCCCTTTATCAGTAGGGGGCAATGGTAAACGAGATTATCGTCCTTAACTCCAGCTATGTGGGGAGCCGTGACCTCTGGTGGATAGACGACCCCGAGGCGACGAAGGGATATAATGTCTACAGGGCGCACGACTACCCCAATAACTGGAAGAGGCTGAACCGGGGAGGGGCATGGAAGGGGCACTTCTGGAGGGACCAGGCGGCCTTGGAGGAGGTGACCTACGAGGTGAGGCCCGAGGACTGGATTGACAGGGGGACGATGGGCACATGGAGGTTCAGGCTCCCCGAGGCACCCTACTCCGACATCGTAGCGGCACGGCCCAAGCTGGCCACCAGCCCCGACGACGTAAGGGTCGTCCTGACTGCCCCCTCCAACGAGACCATAGAGGTACGCCCCATAGCCGTGGTGCCCCTCGACTATGCCGTCTACCTGCCGGCCGACAACGACCTCCAGAGGGGAGGGGCAGTATCGGACCAGGCCCAGGTATACACGGGCAATGTCAGCGTGGTGGACTACTCCGGGATACAGAAGTTCGAGGTGACCTACAAGCGCCTGGAGAACTACGTGGACATCTATACCTCCATGGTCCGGCAGTTCTACACCATAGTGCCTGTCGGGGACCACGGGGAGCTCCATGCCCCCGGCGCTCCCGGCACGAAGGTGGTGAACACCCAGGAGGTGGACAGCATGACCTGGGAGTACGCCGAGATGGTGAGGCGCAACCACTGGGTGTTCGAGCAGGTGGGGGAGCCGGCCTACATCCTGTTCAGGCGGACGAGGGGGGAGCCCTGCGGGTGCGTGCGCCCGGAGGCGGGCCTCGGAGCGCCCCGCCACGCCTGCAAGTCCTGCTATGAGACCGGGATAGTCGGGGGGTACTACGGCCCCTATGACATCCTGTACGTGCCCCCGGACACCGCCCTGGTGCGTGAGCTGGACGAGGGAGGGGGCATCAGGGCGGCCAGGGAGAGCCGCAGCTACCTCACCAACACCCCCATCGTCCAGGACGGGGACCTCATCGTCAGGCGGAACGGGGACAGGCTGGCCATCCACGGGGTGACCTCGAAGATGCCCAGGGGGATACTCCTCCAGCAGGACTTCGACACCGAGCTGCTGAAGCCCGGCGACACCCGCTACCTTATCCCCATCAACACGGGCCTGCCGACGCTCTACAACCCCGTGGTGAGGGACAACCCCGACCAGGGGTACGACCCGCACCACCCCAGGGGCGACGGGGAGCCGCTCTTCGACGCCAGGGAGACCCTGCCGGGGCGGGAGCCCTGGGAGAACACCGTCGAGGTGCCCATCGGCAGGACGGTGACCTTCGGGAGGATAGAGGCGTGAGGTACCAAACTGACTTCAGTATTCATAGGTATGGTGCCAGAAAACAAAACAACAGGGGTTGAGGCGAAGAGAAAGCATTGCCCGCACTGTGATAAAGATAGGCTATTCACGGACTTCTGTAAGGGCGAAACAAAGGAGGGGCTTGCAAGCTGGTGCAAGGCTTGTACGCTGACAACCGTCAAGAAGTGGCAAAGGGCTCACCCTAACTACCTCCGTGAGTGGACAGCAAAGAACCCAGAGAGGGCCCGTCTTAACTGGAGAAAAGGTTACGAGAAAAGGACCCCGGAGTTCAGTCTGTTCCATTGGGCAAAGCATAGGGCCAAGGTAGGAGGACTACCGTTTTCCCTTTCACTTTCAGACATAATTATTCCCAAGGTTTGCCCTGTCCTTGGAATCAAGCTTGAAAGGGGGAAAGGAAAGTGCCATCCGGGGTCCCCTACTTTGGATAAGCTAATCCCAGAAAGAGGATATGTGCCAGGAAACGTGTCGGTCATAAGCCTAAAGGCAAACAATATCAAGAGTGACGGGACAATCGTTGAACTAGAGGCCGTGCTATCGTGGCTCAAAGGAAGGCTAAGCCAATGAGAGGCAAGCCCACGGTGTATTTTGGCAGACACGGGCATACCCCTTGGAACTCCACCACGGGGGACTCCCTCGACAGCCGTATCCGGGGATGGGCCAACGTCCCCCTGGACGAGGAGGGCAGGAGGGAGGCCAAGGAGGTAGCCGGTAAGTTCAAGAGCCTAAATGTAAAGGAGATATACTCGTCCGACCTGGACAGGGCGGCGGAGACCGCCAGGGAGGTAGCGAGGGCCACCGGGGCCACCCTCTACCTCATCCCCAACCTGCGCCCCTGGGACCTGGGGAAGTGGTCCGGGGACTACGTGCGGGACCATGAGAGGGAGATGCTGGCACTCCAGCAGGGCATGGACGAGGCCCCGCCAGGGGGGAAGCCCTACAGGGAGTTCTACGACCGGGCAGTAAGGATAGTCCGCTGGCTCCAGGAGAGGGCAAGGAAGGTGTTCGAGGAGACGGGGGGGACCGTGGCCGCCTTCAGCCACTCCCGCCTCCAGCTCGCCCTGCCATGCATCCTGACGGACGGGGACCCCAGGAGGATACCCCAGGGGGGAGGGCCCTCCCCCGGCCAGGTGGTAGAGATACGGCTTGAGGACAAGAACTGGGCCATGAGGTCGCTGGACGACGATGTCGTGGACGAGAGAATCCAGGAGGCGGAGGGGAAGAAAGGCGACTATCCGCCCCATAAGAGAGGAACGGCTATGGGAATGGAAGCCAAGGATTTGACCGCCGACCTGGCCAAGACGGCCA